AAGGGCAGTCCAAGTGAAGAGTGCAACGCAGCTACAAAAAGAGATCGAGGCTCTACAAGCCAAAGTAGGAGCGATTCAAGCAATCGCCAAAGAAGACAATCGAGAGCTTTCGACCGAAGAGCAAACCGAGATTGATTCGATCGTTGGCGATGACAAGAACCCTGGCCAAATCACGGCTCTTGCAACGCAACGCGAACGAGCGATTCGGATTGAATCCGCCGTCTCGAATTCGGTTCGACAGGTCCGAGAGACCCAAGCCGACTCCGAGATGACCGGCAAGCCGTTCAAGATTCCAGCGCAGGCAAAGGCCCACAAGCCCCTCGTCGCCTTCAAGGGCGAAGATGCCGAATTAAACGCCTACCGAAGCGGCAAGTACATCCTTGCGACGATTTACAAGGATGCCAAAGCTGAGCAATGGTGCAAGGATCACGGCGTTCAAGCAGTGATGAGCGGCAGCGACGACCTCCGAGGCGGTACGCTTGTTCCCCCTGAATTCGAGAACGCCGTTATCGCGTTGTTCGAGTCCTACGGCGTGATTCCGCGATATTCCAGGCTCTATCCGATGGCATCGGATACCCTGAGCGTACCTCGGCAATTGTCAGACGTTACGGCGTATGCTGTCGGCGAATCTGACGAAATCACGGCAAGCGATGCGACGTTCAGTCCAGTCAATTTGGTCGCTCGCAAGTTCGGTACTCTTACCAGGGTGCCAAGCGAACTCAATGACGATGCAGTTATTTCGATCGCTGAAATGCTCGCTACGTCGATCGCTCGGGCCCAGGCACTCAAAGCCGACACGGCTGGATTCTTGGGCAACGGCGAAGCAACGAATCACGGCGTACAGGGGCTAGCGAACGTGCTGAATGCTGGATCCGTTGTGACGGCTAGCGTCGGCAATACGATGGCAACGCAAACAATCGCGGTGTTTCAAGAGGCAGTCGGAAAGCTTCCTGACTTCCCTGGAATCAATCCGGTGTGGTTTTGTCACAAGGCGATTTGGTCCAACGTCCTCGGGCGTTTGCAACTAGCTTCCGGTGGCAACAACAAAGACGACCTTGGCAATGGTCCGGTAGTTCAATTCCTTGGCTACCCAGTTGTTTTCGTCAACGTAATGCCCAAGACGATTACCGGATCGTCCAAGTTTGCACACTTCGGAGACTTGGGCATGTCGGCAACGCTCGGGATGCGTCGTCGGCTGTCGATTGCTGCGGACGCTTCGCGGTACTTCGAGCTTGACCAAATCGCTTACAGATCCACCATGCGATGGGACTGGAATTGCCACGAGCGCGGAACGGCTAGCGAAGCCGGTCCAATCCTGACGGTCCAAGCAGCAGCCTAATTCACAACCAACAAAGAAAGACACAGGTGACATTTTGAACGACTTGCAACACTGCAAATTTGTCTCGGCGGTCAAGCCGACGGCCATCACGGATAACGCGACGGCTACGGCTGACGTTGTTGACTGTCGAGGCTTTGATTTCGTTACGTTTGTGGTCCAGCTAGGGGCCACTGACATTGCATTGACGGCATTGAAGGTCCAAAACTCGGCAACGAGCGGCGGCAGCTATGCCGACATTACCGGAGCCACCTTCGCAGGCGGTACTGGGCTTGGCGGGGCTACGCTTGCCTTGCCAAGTGCGACCGATGACGGCCAAACCTGCGTTTTCCAAATCGACCTTCGCGGGCTCGATCCGTTTCTGAAATTGGTTGTAACTTTTGGCGATGGGTCAACGGGCGGTTTTTCCGCAGCGGTTGCGATCTTGAGCCGAGCAAAGTTCCCTCCGATCACATCGACCGGAATGGCAGACGGTGACGTTTGCATCGTGGTCTAATGCGAGTCGAGCTACTTAAAATTTGGCAGGGTTTTCCAGTCGGCCATAGGCTGGAAGACCTGCAAGACGGCGTAGCGTTGATACTGATCGAAAGGGGCATCGCCAGTGCGATTGATACCGGAGTTAGTGACAGGGCCGACAGCGGACCCGATCACACTAAGCGAAGCGAAAAAGCAGCTAGAAATCGGCATAAGTGACACGACCCACGATACGCACTTGGCAGGCTTGATTCAGGCGGCTAGGGAGCAGTGGGAGCACGATACCGATTCGGCTACCTGTTTCGCTACGTACCGCATCCGGCTTGCGCAATGGGCCGATGGCGTCGAGCTACCAAAAAGCCCGATTCACTCGATCACCTCGATTCAATACTACGATGGGGCCAACACGCTCCAGACCTATCCGGCGAATCAGTACCAGTTACACGTTGACGCGGTGAGGCTTGCTTATTTGCAAGTCTTGCCCGGGACGGTGGCAAGGTGGGACGCCTGGACGATAACCTACAAAGTCGGCTATTCCGAAGACGGCTCAAAAGTGCCAGCGATCGCCAAAAACGCAATGCTGATGCTGGTCGCTCATTACTTTGAAAATCGCGACATGCTAATGTCCGAATCAATGCAGACTATGAAGCCCTACGAGGCCTTGGTTCTTCGATACATGCGGAGCAGCTACCCGTGAGGACAAAGAACCAGCGCACCGGGGCCTTACGGCATCGATGCACAATTCAACAACCGACAGAAACGGTCGACGCAGCGGGCCAGCCTGTAGTTTCGTGGGCGGCTTACGTTGTCGATGAGCCTTGTCAGTTCACGCCGACGGCAGGAATCGAATCGATGAGGGGCCGACAACTTGAGGCAGGCACAAGGGCGGTTTTTCGAGTCAGATACCGATCTGGCTACACGGTTCAGATGCGAGTTGTTTACCAGGGCGAAACCTACGGGATCACGGCCGTAAACATGGTCGATGGCTTGCGAAACTACATCGATATAATCTGCGCGGCGGTGTTGCCATGAGTACCAAAATCGAAATCAATGAGGATCTTATCAAGCAGATCGGCCAAATCCCCTTGATGCTTCGCAATGCTCCGTTTGGTCGATGCCTTGGAGCCTTTGCAAAGCCTGTTGCGGCGGCTTGCGAGGGTCACGCCCAATCATCGAGGGCTACAGGATCGCGGCTAAAGTGGTCCAAGAAATTCAAAAATAACGCAGCGTTCCAAAACGATTCAAGGCAGCATTTTAGCCACAAGGTTTTTAAGGGCGGTATCGGCGTTGTCACTGGAGCGACCTACCCGAAGGGCAATAAACAGCAATTCGTCATGCCATACCGCAAAGGCGAAAGCTACACGCGATACCATTGGGGCAAGCCTGGATCGCCTGTGATTTATACGGGCCGATCCGGTCGGCAATACACCCGAATCAACCGATCGAAAGCGACGGTCGCGACATTCCCTAAAGAACAACGCGCACCCATGCGGGCTTACCGCCAAACCTCGGGAACTGCCGAAGCGGCTTTTGTCGATCAACTGCAAAAGGAAGTAAAGGAGCTACGAATTGGCTAAAAACCTTTCATTGACCGGGACAGTCACGATTGCATCGAGCGGGACCGTATCGACGGCAATTACCATCGAGGGCGGTCGGACGGTGCTTGCACTCAGGACGCCAGCGACGCTAACCGGGACCGAATTCAAGTTCCAGGCCTCGACCGATGGCGATAACTTTTTCGCCTTGTACAACGGATCGACCGAATACGCGGTGACTGTTGCGGCGTCGCGGTACATCGCTTTAAATACCGAAGTGATGGCCGGGGTGCGATTCCTCAAGGTTGTCAGCGGGTCAAGCGAAGCGGCAGCAAGGACGATTAACATTGTGAGCGGGGAGCTGTAAATGTCGGCAATCGGCGAAGCATTGCGAACCAAGCTACTAAGCTATTCGGCGGTATCTACGCTCATCGGGCAGCGTATGTATCCCGATGCGTTGGTTCAAAACGCAACGCTTCCAGCCGTGGTTTACTACGTCACATCGACCGAACGCGAAAGCCACCTACAGGGCCTCAGTAAGCTAGCTCACGCACGATTTACCATTGAATGCTACGCACTGACGCGAACTACGGCAAGTTCGATCAGTCGAGCCATTAGGGACACTGGAATCGACGCCTTTCGGGGCGTTGTTAGTTCGCACACCTTTTGCGGGATCGATTTTGATTCCGGTGATGAATACATGCAGGAGCCGCCAACAGACGGCAATCAAGAGCACAGGTACATAGTTTCGTTTGATATGTTGGTCCATTACAAGGAGCCTTAAACATGGCAGCATTGACAGTTGCAGATACCGGACTCGGAGCGACCATTTCGGGGACCGGATTGATTACTACTCAGGTTGTTTCGATCGGCGAAATGACGATCAGCGTCGATACGCTCGACATTACGAGCCTGGACACAACCGGCTTTGAAGCCCTTCGGCCTTCGGACCTTCGCAAGAATCCAGAGGTTGACGTTGTGTTTAACTGGCTTGGGGCGGCGATTCCGATCACTACCGCGATGATTCCAACCTCGGAGCCTTACGCTGGAATCTCCGTTACGATCACTCTTCCTGGAGCCGGATCGCTCCAGGGGACGGCTTTCGTCAAGGAAGCCAAGACGCCAAAGCTTGCCAAGGGCGAGGTAATGAAGGGCAGCTACAAACTGCAATTCGACGGTGCCACTGACGTTACATTTACTCCTGCGTAAGGAATGATCGAAGATGGTTTTTGAATTGAATCGCCAGCGCGGAATATCGTTGGCTACCGGGATCGAGCGGGATTTGAATCAGTGCCAGATCCGCGTTGGCGGTAAGCTTGTTGGTTATTTGCCGTTTGGTGAATCGCCTCAAATTCAAGCGATTTTTGAATTCCCGCATGATGCTTTGACGGCTGAGGAAATCGCATCGCTCGGAGCACAACTCGAAGCGATCCAAGGCTATCCAGCCAAGGTTCAGCCGCCTGAGCAAGTTTCGCGCACCTTCGTTAAGGCAGCACTCGAAGCAATCGCACAAGCAAAGGGCGAAGAGGACGATGAGTAACCAAGACGAATTCCTTGCACTGGCAAGGCGTGATTTGGCCGTCGAGCCGGTCACGGTCAAGGGCAAGCAGTATTTCATCCATGAGCTATCCGAATCGGATGCGGCAAACATGGAAGTCGAGCTACAAACCAAAAAGGGCTATGACTGGACAGCACATCGGCGGGTGATGGTTGCCTACTGTCTTCGGGATGAATCAGGGCAGCGGGTTGTAACGGATCCTAACGTACTGCGAGACCTTCCGCGTTCGGTTGTTGGGCCTCTTTACGATCAATGCTTGGATATCAACAAGTACGACCAAGGGGAGATCGAGGCCTTAGCAAAAAAATCAGAAAGAGCCGACGCCTGAAAGTGGCGTTTAGGCTCTGCTTGAAATGGGGAATCCAGGATCCGGCGGCGTGGATGCAAAGTCTACCCGCTGGGGCTTTAAATCAGTGGCTAGCGTGGGACATGGTGGAACCGATGGGGGAACGCTGGATGCAGACTGCGAAGCTCTTAGAAGCCCTCTATTTGCCCCTCTACGCACGGGCCGATGAAGAACCGCCTGACGCATCGGATTTTATGCCGGATCGCTTCTATAGGCCCAAGGTTAGCGCAGCCTCGATTCTCAAGCAATCGGCGGAATCCTGTAAGGCGATGGCGAACCAAGTGAAATCGATGTTCGGATTCGGAGGCAAGTAGCTATGGCGCAAACGATTAACGTAGCGAATATCCGAATCGGGATGAATGCCGACGGCGGCGAGTTCATGCGAGGCGAACTTCGCAGCATTACGTCGATTCTTAAGCAATCTGAAACGCCTCTCGATAAGTTCCATGAGCAGATGAAGCTCATGGACAGGGCTTTCAAAGAGGGTGCGATTAGTGCCGAGCAGTTCGCCCAAAGCGAAGAGTTCTTAGCCAAAAAATTCGGCGTTCTTACCTACAAAATGGAAGAGCAGCTACAAGCCGAAAAAAAGCTAGCGGACCAAGCAATCAGGACGGCAGAAGCGAAAAAGGCTCTAGCCGACAGCGCGGCAAGGCTTGAAAGGATCATCGAGGCAAGCCACACGCCATTTCAACGGATGGCCCAAGACGTTGCATTCCTGGACAAGCAATACCAAGCGGGAAAACTTGACGCGAACACGTACAACGCGGCGGTGGATGCTCTAGCCAAGAAACATGGCGTAGCGGCGATCTATGCCGATCGAGCGGCAGAGGCGAACCGCAAGCTAGCTCAAGCGGAAAAAGAGGCGGCCAATTACGCCAACTGGGTAGCAGACGCCAATAAGAGATTCGCAAGGGAAACCGAAGCAGCAACGGCGGCGGCAAACAAGCAATCCCTGGCGATGAATTCTCAAGCGTCGTCAATGCGATCGCTACAGATGATTGCGAACCAATACATCGGCATTGCGGCAGGGTTTCAGGCAATCAAGAAATCCGTTTTGCTTGCGACGGAACTAGAGAATAACGCGATCGCTTTCGAGGTTATGACGGGCTCGGCATCCAGGGCCAATACGCTCCTGAGAGAATTCAAGCTTCTCGACGTTGAAAGCCCTTTGAATTACGGCGAATTCGCCAGGGCCGGGCAGACGTTGATGCAGTTCGGCGTTGAATCGACGCGGGTATCTCAGCACCTTGAGCGGCTAGCAGCGATCAGCCTTGGCAATCGCGACAAGTTCCAAAGCCTTTCGTTGGCATTCGGTCAGACCCAAGCAGCGGGCCGATTGATGGGGCAAGAAGTCTTGCAAATGATCAACAGCGGGTTCAATCCGCTGCAGGAGATCAGCCGGACCACTGGTATCAGCATGGTCGAGCTAAAGAAGCGGATGGAGGACGGGCAGATATCCGCTGAGATGGTGGCCAGGGCATTCCAGACGGCCACGTCGGAAGGCGGGTTGTTTTACGGCATGAATGAGCGGCTGTCTCAATCTATGTCGGGCCAGTTCGCCAAGATGGAAAGCGAAATCAAAGCGGCGGCGATCAGCCTTGGAACCGACTTGATGCCGATGCTCAAGCAAGTTACTGGAATGCTTCGGGAGGGCATTGGAGGCGAGGGCGGCGGCGAACGTGGTATTGTTGGATTCAACATCAAGCTAGCCTCGGATGCTTACGCTTCGCTTTTTGCCGGGATCGGTACGGGCATCGAGAGTGCGTCCAAGTCAGTTCGTAATCTGGACCTAACTTCGGGCCTTGTCGGCGCGGTGATGGATGGCCTCAATGCGACGCTAGACAAGAGCCAAGAAATCAAAGACGCGGAACTAGACCGGGAAGCGGCGTTGATTAGGGCGGCCAACCAAGAGGGCGAAATAGCCAAAAAGAAAGCCGAGCAAGTCGAGCAATCAAAGCGACTGGCCGAAGCTGAAATGGAGCGAACCAGGGCCGAAAATCTTCGAGTGAACACGCTCAAGTCTGATATCGAATTCCAAAAAAAGACTTTTGGCGACCTATCCAAGTTACGCGAAGAATACGACAAGCTCACACTAGGCGACGATGAAGCAAGGCGGCAAAAGCAGGCCCGCGACGGGTACAAGCAGCAAGACATCGAGCGTTTCGACAACATGAAAAAGCTAGTGGACGCGGAGAGGCAACGCAAAGACGCGATGAGCGAATCGGCAGCGATCGAAAAAGAAATGATGAGCGACAAGCAAAAGGCTACAGCGGAAATCCAAAGGTTACGGGCTTTGTTTGCTCAGTTGACGCCTGAGCAGCAAGCCGGATCGATGGGGCAGGCGAACATTGCCAAGCAGGCTCAGGTCCAGCAAAAGCTATCCGACCCGGCGGTTGACATTGCCAAAAACATCGCCCCTGCCCTCAAAGCCGGATCCAAAGAGGCGGCAGCGTTCCTCTTGTCTCAGCGAACCGACGCAGCCGAAAAAGCAGAGCGGAAGAAATGGCAGGATTCGCTATTGCTCGAAGCGCAAAAGGCTAACCGATTAGCAGAGACTCAGCAGCAAGTAGCGAGGGCAAGGTAATGTCTAACGAATTGGTCGGCGCGGAACTTCGCAAGGGTTCAGGTTTTGCTCGCAAGGGCCAAGGCTTTCAACTCATCCTCGGCGAAACTTGGAACTACCGGGTAAAGACCGATCAAGTTACATCCAACCGCCAAAGCATCCTCTATGATACGCCTGGACTCCCTCGGGCCGGATTGCTCTACGGGCCACTAGGCTTGATTTGCGATAGCGTGGACTGCGATCGAGAGGAAAAGCACGCTCTTTACTGGAATGTCACGGCTCGATTCCAAACCGGGACGGAAGAACAAAAACAGAACAGCGAATCCAATCCAGACCCGGCAACGTGGATACCGATTTTCAAAATCGATTCGTTTGTGACGAAAGAAAAGGTTCTAGCCAAGGATCGATCAAGCCCATCTAAATACCCGGTCAATTCAGCGGGTACGCCTTTCGACCAACCGCTAACCGATACATCGAGTTTTTGCCAGTTCTCTTTCGTGCAGTTCGACGACCCAGGGCTAAAGCTAAAAGACTTCCTCGACCGAAACGACATTGTAAACACAACGGCATTCACGGCTCTCGGCCAGAC